ATTAACAGGAAGACCGAATCTATCGGCTACTTGCTGAGTAGTGACTTGTCCTGACCTGATTAAACTTTCAACAATCTCAGCATCTGCCATTGAGTAGTTGCCGTCTACCGGAATGCTAGTCAATGCTTCTGGCAAAGTGGTTGTAGTCTCAGTAGTGGTTGCTGTTTCGGCAGCAGGAGCTGCTGTCTCAGTAGAAGCTGGAGTTAATCCTGTGACAGCTTGTGCTGTTTGCTCAGGCGTATAGCCAAAGTCAGTCTCTAGCACACGGTTAATATCTGCTACTGGGACGTTGAAGTAATCTGACACTTCTTGTGTGGTGACTTGTCCTGACCTAATCGCATTCTCTACGGCAGTGGCATCTTCCATTGAGTATTTGCCATCTGAAGGGATATTGCTAATAGCTGCTGGCACATTTGTTTGAGCCGCAGTGTTTGTTGGCGCAACAGTCAGCGTAGGCTGTACCGGAGGTACATAATCAGCAGGAGGCAATGGCCCCATAACCGGAGGCAGATCAGGTTCTGGGAATGTGTTTCCAACAGTTAATGTAGGCTGTACAGCAGGAGTATTAGCTACTGCACCTGTAAGCGGAGATGGCGCAGCAACCTGAGCCACTTGCTCTGGCGTGTAGCCAAAGTCAGTCTCTAGCACTCTGTTGATAACCGCAGCAGGAATACCAAAGTAATCTTAAACCTGAGAAACAGATAGCTGACCAGAGCTAATCAATTGCTCAATAATCGCTGCTTCATCCATGGAGTAGTCATTATCTACTGGGATGTTTGTTAGTTGTGTAGGAAGAGCCATTTAGATTACCCCTAGTTGATTCGCTGACCATTAGCGAAATCTGAGCCACCGACTCCACCGCCATAGCCACCATCTGTAGCACCTGATGCCATTCCAGATATTCCTGCAAGCACATTTGCTAAGCTCATAGAAGGAGTCATTTTTGCTGCCTCTACTACTTGAGGCTGACCCATGCTAGGAACATTCTGGTAAGTAGGAACATTGATAGGAGCAGTCTGATTGACCATCTGGGACAAATTATAAGGCGTACCCATCAAAGCACTTTGATAAGCAGGTAATGCTCCTGCCCTCATTCTATACGCTTCTTGTGCGCCTGACTGCAAAGCCGCAAGTTGCTGAGGGATGGCAAATGAGTAAATGTCTGCTCCGCGCTGGTAGCCCTGCTGGATAGCTTGGGTCATTGGATCGTAGGCGCTTAAAACATCCTGCCTACCTTGAGCGGTTTGTTGCTTAATGAATTGCTCTGCTGTCCTACGGTTTTCAGCAGCCACATCCATACCATAAGTATCAGTGCCGCCAAATAGTCTGTCTGTTACGCTGCTCATAATTCAAATTCCTGTTTGGCTATCCCGAGATGCCACTGGTCAACAATTTTACCATTTTTTGAGTAACTATAGCGATTTATGCCTTCTTCTTTCATTCCTGCTTGCATCGCAAATAATTTTACATTTCTATAGATTACAGGGATTTCACAGACTACCTTTTGGTATTTCGTCTTGGTGAATATCCACCTTAAAACTTCTTGAGCTGAGTCGTATGCTCGTTTCCCTCTGGTGCTTTTAGGCATCATTGGATGAATCTGTAGCGTCACCCCATTGGTAGGATGAATGTTATATAAGCCAACAAAGCCTATATCATCTGAGGATATCAGCCAGCCATGTGTTAGATCAGGACTCCATGACTCTAAAGATACGCCATCTTCTGCGATTGTCTCCCATAATTCAGGAAGTGTTACTATCTTGCGTATAATCTCAGAGTCTTTCGTCTCACTAATCAAACAGCAACCCACCCTTGAGATGTATCTCCTGCGATAGATGGCTGCATCTTTCTGTATTCTATAGACCCACTAGAGCCAGTGGAGTCTATATATAAACTGTACTGCCTAGCCTCTACTACACCTTCTGGTGACCCTATGCCGATGATAGGAATGCTGAGACTAGCGTCCTGAGTAAACTGTCTAAACGGCTGCTCCATTGTCCCATCTGATTGTACGATAGGCTGAGCTGCATTAAGTCTTGGGCTGGTCACTTATCACCACCAATGATATTAGCCGTTAGCTGGATGATTACAGGCTTTACAGCGTCAGTAAGAGTAAATCGGAATATCTCAAACCTAGCCGCCCTGCCGTTCCTTCTCCAGATGGCCCTGCGGCTGTACTCACCTATCTTGCCTATACTGCGTGAGATAGCACCGCTCCAAGTCTTGCCGTCCTTTGACCGCTCTAAGGTTATCTGTGGATCAAGAACATTCTCATTACCTACACCAGACTCAATCGTGAGTTCTAGTGAAGGAAAGAAAACAGATTGCATATTGTTTTGGAAAGGCTGAGTTGCCACCCTTCGCACAATAGTATTACCGTATTCTGTGTAGACGTTTTGATCGAACTGACCAATGCGACCATCAATGATGTCGCCACATAAAATCTTGTTATACGCCTTCACTACAGACGCTACTCTTAAAGCACCTAAAGAGCCTGCTATGAACGATTTACGCTCATGCCACCTTTGGCTAGTAGTATCGTAGACAAGAGTCGTAGCAGGCAAAGCAAAGCCTATAAAGTACGCTCCTTTACTAGCGTATGCCCATGAGTAAATACTAGCAACTTGAGTGTCAGACAGCTTAGACAAAAGTGAATCAATAGCCGTAGTTGATACTTTGACTGTGCTGTTACCGTTCAACGCCCAGATGGCTGGCCCTTCATTCTCTCCACCGCCTACCCACATGAACGTATCTTGCGCGTTTACCAATGAATACGGAGCGTAGCAGCCTTTCTGTAAGAATAGACCTGTGCGTTGGAAAGGGAAGTCAGCACCGCCGATGTTCTGAAATGCCTCAAAGGTCTGACCACCAGAGATGAATAGTTGGTTCTTATAGACCACCGGAGCAACAATATCATCAGGGTCGGACTCGGCAGTACCGAAGTCTAAAGCGTTATAGCTCAAGCCGTCATTGATGGAGCTTACTATGAACTTCTTAGAATCTGTGGTGATTAAGAAGTAGCCATCTATGAACACTACGAACTGGGGGGTTCCATTCGCAGTGAAGTCCGAATCTGTAATTTGACTAAACGTGTCAGTAACATGGTTGTAGATGTAACCGTTACCATTGGGAACAAGCACCATTAATTGTGTGCCGTTGTCAGCCATCGAGACTCTGACAGTTCCCTCAACATCACCGATGAACGTCAGCACATAATCATCGCCAGACTCATCTAAACGGTACAGCCTTTCTCCATTGACGAAGTAAGGCTTGCCAGCCATTTCATGAGAACCACGGTTGGCGTTATCTAGTATGCCCGAGGTAGCGAGTTGAACAATTCCTTCAGTGCCAAACAAAGTCTCTTGAGACAAGCCAGCACCCTGAACAATGTTAGGATACCAGTTTGTACACTCTTGAGCAGCGATAGGCAGAGAGTCTGATACATAGAAACCATTCGCTATGGGTAACTGAGTTACAGGCATTAAAGCGCCCCTATAATGGCATCCAATACAATCAGGTTATCAGTTGTTGATTCGTTCCTGACGAATATCTCAACGTAGTCACCATCGTCCAGCTCAAGGTTGGCAAAAGTTGCCAAGCTGCGGTAAAGGCCGCTAGAAGTCGTGGCAGTGGTTTTTGTGGAAGTAATTATTGTACCGTTCTTGGCAATGTACATAGAGATTCTGTGATTAGTACCACTAGCTACAGAAATGCTGATAATCGCATTTATGATATGCCTAGCGGTATCACCGTCGTGCGTAATACGACCTGTAGTGTCGCCAGTATAACCAGACTCATCCCCAACCACGAAAGTACCTGCGACCTTCACCGCTGTGGCAGTGCTTGCGATAACAGTCTCGGTAGAGTTGCCGTGCATAGTGACGTTGGCGTACTCACCAACACCCGCTTGGCTAATGGTCACGTAGTTATCAGTAGAGGTTAGCGCGATACCATTACCCGCTACCAAACTTGCAAACACAGGCTGGTCTGCCGTGGTGCTTAGGAATAGAGGAGTACCAGTACCGTCATTAACAAAGTTGTGTGAGAGTTTAATCCCATTCTCTGCTGAGACGTTTGCCAGTACTCCAGAGCCGTTTTCTATGGTTCTGATCTTATTTACAGAGCCATCAACGTCTAGCACAGGTGCGCCAGTTACCGCTCCAGTTTGAACTATCGAGCCAGTAACACCAAGGTTAGCTACGAAGTTGTCATAGCTGATCTTGTAGTTAGTACCGTTTACAACGTAGTCCAGATAGCTATTAGCTAGAACTGTGCCTTGCTGAATGAACTCGCTTTTCTTGCGGCCTTGTGCATTACCCGCCATTGGTATTGACCTCCAAACCTATTGCGCCTGTAGTCTCGGCGAGTATCTCTGCTTCTTGATCTGGGTAGAAGTGTCCACTTAATCCGTAAGACTCATCCTCATTACCAGAACCCAAAGGTAACGTAGAGGGCAGTTTGCTGGCCCTAATACGCTGTCCAATTGTTCTCATGGTCTGCATACCCTGACGCGCTGCCAGAGCTAGACCATCTGAAACCACGCCTCCATAGTCAGGTGCGACTTCAATCGCCATGTTAGCGATTATGCCTCGTAACGCACCAGTAGGGACTGTGACTTCATCACCGAGGCTATCTACCACGGTATAACCCAAGCTAATGCCCTGAGCATCTAGCTGAGCCATGTAATTATTTAGAGCGAAGATATAATCTTGGTACTCATCAGGCTCAAGTGGAGCTTCAGATGCTTGTACAAGAATCCGCTGTAGTGATGCTTTTGCAACTTGAGCGACAGTAGCCATTATTCGTACGTTGCTCCTTTTTTGCGTTTCTTAGCAGTCTTAGCTGCATCTCTAAACGCTTGATCCGTTGGTGCGCCAGTATCGCCTGCGCTACGCATTCTGCCGCCAGACTTCTTTTTTGCAGCCCTGCGCTTGTGGATGTTTTCGTATAGTCCAGCCATTATTCATACCTTGCTGATTTAGCGCCTTTGCACTTCCAACGCTTTCGACTTAGGTTATTTGGCGTGTTTGGATCGTTCTGCTTATCTTTAGGTAAGCCCTTCTTAATACCTAATGACCTAGCACAATATGCGTCGCCCTTCTTGGTTCCGGCGCGTACTCGTGGCCCACCATCGCTTGCTTTGCCAGCTTGTCCGTAAGACACCTTCTTACCGGATGCGGTGACCTTTACTTTAGCTTTGCCTTTGCTTGGTTTTGCCATA